CTTGTTTACATCAGTGCCAGCCATGCCAGCGTTAGCCAATGCACGGCCTACAGCAGAGGTTTCGCAGTTCTCCACGTGGGAGGTTCTGTTTACATTGCCAGCACCGCGGACTTCTTCGGCGTACCCGGTGGCGATGCAAACATCTTCAAGCCACAGCTCTGCACGAATCACACAAATGTCTGCACCGGGTGTCGAGACCATGTGCGTGATGGTGCGTCCGTTTGGGTGTTGTGCGAGCCAGCGTGAGTGTCGTGCTGCTACTGGCTCGTAGTCGTCAAGATTAAAGCCCACTGGATGCCTCCTTCTTAGCGAGACGCTTTGCCTTGGCTTCAGCCTTCTTACGCTCAGCTGTTAAAGATGCGAGACCCTCAGCAATCAAAGGTTCAATGACCTTACGAAGCGTGGCAGTGATGTTCTTGTCTTGGTCTCGAAGCATCACATGAGTGATGGCCTGAAACTCATCGGGCGTAAGCCTTACGGCTACCGCGTGTGGTTTGTTGATCATCAAGTTCTCCTTTGATGTTTGTGTTTACTGACCTGAGGTTACACGCCAGTTAGATGCGCCCTTACCATCAGCCCACAGGATGCGAGCTACTTTCAGGTTGCAGGATGGGTCTGTCAGGCTTTTGATGACCTGACGATACGGGCGTTTACACGTCTTAGCAGTGAGAGTACGCCACGAAGAGTTGATTTGAAGTAGCCCGGTGTCGCGTGAGCCGTCACCGTTAACACGGCTGACTGCGTGAGGGATGCACCTTGATTCCCGCCACATGATCCTGTCGAACACGCTGATGGGAAGTCCGTGTTTACGGAGCATGGTGTGCCACTGCTGGCACTTCCACTGGGGTGCAGCTGATGCTTGCACGGACGGGATAAATAGGGTGAGTACTGCGAAGCAGAGCAATGCACGTTTCAATCTTCTCTTCTTTGATAGTCCAATAATTCAGTCTCGGTAAGCCAGAGTTCTTCGTCTTCGAAGTTCCAGTCGTACGGAGGGTCTTGCCAGTGTGTTTCTATGTCGAGGGCTTGGTACATGCCGTAAATAAGGCACCCGAAAAAGGCTAGTAGCGGAACGGTCACGAAGTAAATCATGCGAGCGCCTCTCGTCCTTCGGCGGTGATAGCACAGACCTGCATCGCTGAGCCTGCGCTAGACAGCCTTGTAACGCCCGTAGGGGCGATTAAACCCTTAGCGCGTAGTTCGCTGCACCGTTTCCAGTAGCAGCACTTAGGACGGCTTAGAAGCCCTGAGAACAGTCCTGCCTCTTCATCGGTCAGGCCGTCCCGGTGGGCGTACTCTGCGAGCAGCTGCATCGCCTGAGTGGTTCTGCGTGGCTTTACATCTCCAGCGCCTAGGGCTGAGGTGATGGGGTCTGCACTGCGGAAGAGTGGTAGATCCTCAAACATTGTTGTCTCCTTTGTTGGGGGCTCTTGGTAGCCCGTGTAAACATCATGACACATCTGTAAACACAAGGCGAGCATTTGAGGGGGGCGGAGAGGCTAGGCGCAATGGAGAACTACCTAGCCCCTCCTAGCGACTGACGAAACCAAGCGCCAGCCACGTCTTTACGGCTTCGGAAGAGCTCTCCAAGCCTTCTCAAAAGCCTCAGGTGATTCCCAATCGTTTGACACCTCGACATGGAGCCATGCCCCTCCGGGTGTGCCAGCGTTGTCGGTCTTCGTAAACACCTTCACGCCTGCTTCACCTTCGCCACGGGAACAGCGGTAGCCACGTCCCCATGCGGTCTTGTCCTTCGGGTCTTGCTTCGGGTTCAGAAATGAGTAATCGTGTGCTTCGCAGATCCGCAGCTCTTCGCTATACAGCATGAACCAATCCCACGCCTGTCGAGCGCTAGCGCGTCCTGCACGGGTGGCTGGGTAGCCCATATCTACGGCGTACCCTGTCGCATGCACTGAGAGGTTCTTTGAGCCTCGCATCTGGCGGTTGACATACATCCCAAGGTTGGTGAAACCCCAACGGCGTTTGCAGAGGTCGTAAAACTTCTTGGTTACGGGGTCTGTGGCTTTGCCGTCCCACGCTGGGTAGTAAGGGTATTTACGGCTCATACGCCACTCATATTCGATGGCACCATGACACGGACTTCTTCAGTGCCTGTCGCGGTGATTGCCCATAACTCGTTGTTCGCTGGCAGGGTGAATGTAAACGGCACCGCGTTCTTTTCGGTGAGCATGCCGTTAGCAGCTGTGACTGTTGATCCGCCGAGGTAAACGATTCCTGTGCCGATGACGTGAAGGGATATTTCTCGTTGGTTGACGGATGTGGATACGAGTTTCACGGCTGTGGTGCCGATGGTGTAGGCAGTGCTAATCATGGTGGTGGTGGGTCTTTCGGTTTATCGCGGAGACCATTTGCTGCGAGCAAGCCCACAAGGGCACCACTAAGTGTCATGAGCATGGGCGAGAGTGTTTTGAAGGCTTCAGCATCGAGTTCGGCCATCTCTTGAGGCTGTACCACGAAGAGCAATCCGAAGAGCATTGCCACAACGGAGAACACGAATGAGGCTGTGAGACCGAGGGCAACGATTAGCACGATGCGTGCTTTGACCTCTTCGTTGGTCATGCGGTTTTGGGGTTTCATAAGCATTTCCTTTCGAAGATTCCGTTGGCGGTGGTGGTTTCGCAGTTTTGGCGTGTGCGGTCAGCGCAACTACTCAGGGCTAGGCACAGGGTCAGTGTCAGCAATAGGCGCTTCATGTGTCTCCTCAATCGGTGCTTCAATTTCGTATATTTCTAGACTGCCTGTTGACCAGTCGTGAACGGTTTGTTTTTCTGTGTTGCTCATTAGTTTTGGTATCCAAAGACTTGGTATTCGACTGTGGCGGTTCCTGTGCTTGTAAACAACTGGAAGCCTGTGAACTGGTTAGTAGTTCTGTTTGCACCGCCCACGATGTACGGAAACGAAAAGTTCGCATTCAGAATGGTGCCCGTATGCATTGTGAAATCAGCCTTGTTCGGGTTGTAAATGTCAAAAGACAACGCGGTCATACTTGAGCTGCCAATGCCGAAAAACTGAGCGTCATTATTTGAGCGTTGATAGTAAAGGGTTGCGTCAGCGGAAAAGTCAGCGCCAATACCTGACTGGTAGTAGTTGGTACTAGTGGGAGTGGTTCCTACTAGGTACTTCATATCGACTCGGTTAGTTGCAGAACGAATTGTGACATTCAACAGCACGCGGTACTGCTTGTAGTCCGAGCTAAACACGCCAGTCACATTGCTCGGGGTAGTGGTCAGCGACAAAGTACCGCTAGCCACCTTCCACAAGCCGACAGCGTTCATGTCCTGAGCGCGCAAAACCTCGCCCGCGCTGAATGATGGATAAGTCATACTTACAATCCTAATCTATTCTGATCTAACACACCGAGGGTTGCGCTATCCAACTGGAACGCATACTCAAACGGTGAAAAATACAAAGCCACGCTTGCGCGGTCAGGATAAAACGCAATAGACGTACCTTTAAGCGCTGCCAACACCGTAGAGCCACGAAACGTTATTTCTACGGGTGCGCCAATAATGCTTTTGTATGTTCCGCCGCTAGTGATGTTGGGATAAAAAGTGTCATTAACGCTAGGCATACGCGCCAACGCCACCACCGTAGGGTCAAAAGTTGTATCGGTCGCAATCATAAACGGCGTTAAGGCATTGTTGGAATTAAGTGTTAAAACATAAGTTGCGAGGTCTAAAGCAGCTGCTGTGGTTTCGTTAAAAGTTTGATATTGCAGAGGGTTAAACGGTGCTACACCTATTTGAGCACTTTGTGTCGCCAAGCCAGCGGCCTCAACATTGACCTGTGTAAAACTGTCTCGAACTGATGTTAAATATTCAATGTCGGAATACTTGTATGCGCCGGGAGTGCCAGCATCGCTAAAAGTTATGGGCGCAGACCATTGAAAACCAGTAGGCGAAAATCCAGCCCTTAGACGAACATCCACGTCTGTTCGGTTTTGGTCTATTTCAAAAGCCTCGTATTGCAACTGTCGCATGCAGTCGTTCATTAAGTCAAATGATGATCCGTTATAAGTTTGTGCTGAAATGCGGTTGAAATCATTTTGTACTCCATTAAAACGCACGCCAGCATTGCCAACGGCGGTGCCTAGCGCATTGAATGTCAGTTGGTTAGCAAAATTGTAATTCGTAAAAATATTGGCCGATAACTGCCCAATAGAGCCAACAGCCTCAATAGTTATACGGTCACCGGGTGCTGCCCCTGTGCCACTGTTGTAAGGAATGGCGTACTGACGTTTAACCTCAATAATTTGACCTTGAAAATAACCGTCTGAGGTGTTTGATGAGGTGGCACGCACGTCAATAAATTGTCCACGGGCTAAAGGCAACGCATAACTGTTAGCTGGTATTAACTCCAAACTGAGCGTTAATGGCTGTGTGGGGTCTTGGAAGCGTTGCCTACCACGGGTGATAATTGCCGATTGGATGCCTGTCAGGGCTGTGTAGGTACCGTTTAGCGTTGCCGAGTATGACACCACTGGTGTCGTGTAGGACATTATGCGCCGCCTATGCGAATAGGTACCGCCCCGTGGGTTTGCATGTATTTACGCAAAGCATCTACTACGGCGCGAGGGTCGCCACCGTTGACGTTGATCGTCACGTTGTTTCCGCCACCCATGCCGAACTCACCAGCACGAGACAAAGGCACAACAGCCTCAGGGCCAGCCTCACCAATCATCGCCAGCGTAGGTGCCGTGACAATTCCACCAGCTGCAAGCATCGGGATGTTCGGAACATCAAAACCCTTACCGCCGAAGCCCGGAACCCAACCAGGCACCTTGAAAGACAACTTGCCTACGGTGTTATTCCACAGCGTTGCAATGCCGTTGAAGATGCCCTTGTAAAAACCAAGCACAGTTGAAAAGTAACCCTTGATTAGGTCAATAGATCCGCTGACCGCTGAACCAATAAACCGAAACACCGAGTCGACAACATTGCGGAAACCTTCAAACTTGTTGTAGGCAATAATTAAAGCGCCAACTAAAAGACCAATAGCGATGATGGTCAAGCCGATTGGGTTCATGGCCATGACCGCGTTAAACGCTGCCTGAATCCCTGTAAACGCTTTCGTGGCAGCAGACCAAATAGTCATTGCGCCGTTTACCAAAACAATGGCTCCAGCAAGACCGCCAATGACCCCGGCAATGGTTAAGAACAAACCGCTATTTTCGGATGCCCAATTACCCATTGCAGTTAAGAACGGAAGCACCTTTTCAATGATTGGCAAAAGAGCTGCACCAATGGTTTCCTTAGTCTCAGCGAGGGACACGGAGAGACGTTGAAACTGTCCCTCAGCGGTGTTTGCCTTGGTCGTTGCAGCACCGCCGAAAGTGTCTGCCAGCACAGACATAGCGCCTTCAGCGTCAAGACCCTCTTTAACTAGATCTTTGAGTTTCGGGTCTAACTTTGCTAGTGCCTTAGTGTTACCGCCATAAGCCTTTGCAAGAGCGTCTGTGACCGCTGAGAGCGGCTTACCAGTGGCTGCAGCAATGTCCATCGCCAGCGCAGCACCCTCTTGGGCTTTCTTAAGGTCGCCCGTCTGAGTAACGAGTTTGCCGATAGCCGGGCGAAGCTCATCATCAGTGACACCGAGCAATTTGCCCTGAGTGCTAATCCAATCCTCATTG